AAAAGCTGAAGAAACACCTGAAGAAATGCCAGAAGAGGAAGAGGAATTAGATGAAACCCAATATCCAACAAGAGAAGAGTTTGATGCTCTAAAGGAAATGGTAATGTCTATGAAGGAACAAATGGGCGCTTATGGTGATAAGGATGAGGAGAAAAAAAAGGAAGAAGAAGCTGAATTAAAAGCTGAACTTTCAAAACCTGCTGCTCAACCTATTAAACATAATCCTGAAGCAAAACAAGTAAAAAAAGTGCTTTATTCTCAAAAAAGAAGCAATAGTACTTTAGATATAGTAATGAATAAAATTTTAAATAAATAAAAAATGGCAACAACAACTTCAATAACTACAACTTATGCAGGTGAATTTGCGGGTGAATATATTTCAGCGGCACTTTTGTCTGGGAACACATTAGAAAATGGTGCTATTAGCATCAAGCCTAATATTAAATACAAAGAAGTAATTAAAAAGATTTCAACTGATGCAATTGTAAAAGCTGCAACTTGTGATTTCGATCCTACTTCTACTGTAACTTTGACCGAAAATATTTTACAACCTACTGAGTTACAAGTGAACTTACAACTTTGTAAAAAAGATTTTCATTCTGATTGGGAAGCAGCGGCAATGGGATATTCTGCCTTTGATAATTTACCTCCTAAATTTAGTGATTTCCTATTGGCTCACGTTGCAGCTAAAGTTGCGCAAAAAACTGAACAAACTATTTGGAATGGAGCAGCAGCAACAGCAGGAGAATTTGGTGGATTTACTGAATTGTTATTAGCTGATGCAACTGTAAATGATGTAACAGGAACTACGATTACAGCAGCAAACGTAATTGCTGAGTTAGGTAAAGTAGCTGATGCGATCCCATCTACTCTTTATGGCAATGAAGATCTTACTATTTATGTATCACAAAACGTTGCTAAAGCTTATGTAAGAGCATTAGGTGGTTTTGCTACAAACGTAGGTGCTTCAGGTATTGATGCACAAGGTACACAATGGTACACTAACGGAACATTAAGTTTTGATGGTATCAGAATCTTTACTGCTAATGGACTAGCTTCAAATAAAATGGTAGCATCAGAAAAATCTAACCTTTATTTTGGTACAGGTTTGCTTTCAGATTCAAACGAAGTAAAAGTTATTGATATGGCTGATATTGATGGTTCTCAAAACGTAAGAATCGTTATGCGATATACAGCAGGTGTACAGTATGGAATTGGTAGCGATATCGTTCTTTACTCATAATAAATAAATTAACCAATAAATTAGGGTGGGTGAGCCAATAAGTGCCTACCTGCCCTTTTTTAATTTAAAAAAATAGATATGGCTTGTGATTTAACTAGAGGCAGAAAAGAACCCTGTAAAGACGTAGTAGGTGGTTTAAGAGCAGTTTATTTTACTGATTTCGGAGATTTTGGAACAGTAACACAAACAGCAGACGAAATTACTGATATGACAGGTACTTTTACAGCTTATAAATATGAGGTGAAAGGAAATTCATCTTTTGAACAAACAATTACATCTTCAAGAGAAAATGGAACAACTTTTTTTGAGCAAAGTTTGAATCTTACTTTACATAAATTGACTAAAGAAGATCACGCTGAAATTAAGTTACTTGCATATGGCAGACCACACGTTGCGGTAGAAGATTATAATGGTAATGTATTTGTTATGGGGTTAGAAAATGGAGCAGAAGTTTCAGGAGGAACTATTGTAACAGGTGCAGCTATGGGAGATTTAAGTGGATACACATTGACTTTGACAGGTATGGAATTAAAACCTGCTAACTTTGTATCAAGTCCTACTTTAGCGGATCCATACGCAGGAATGACTAGTGCAACTGTAACAGTAACAGCAGGTACTAACTCATAGTAGAATTTTCATTTGATTAAATTAGGGGTAGCAGAAATGTTACCCTTTTTTTATGCAATATTATTTTTTACTTTCGTTATATGGATATGAAAGTATTAACTACAAGTGCTTCTGCGCAAACTTTTAAAGTGATTCCTAGGGAATATGTTACAAGTGCTACAATGTTAGTTAGGGATGACTCTACTAATGTTACAACAACCTATGCAGGGTTAACACCTAGCACTAGCGTTAATCATTTAGAAATTACAAATACATTCGATCCAATTTTAAAAGAAGGTCATTTTTATGATATGACTCTGAAGAAAGTTGATGGAACTATAATTTACAAGGATAAAATATTTTGCACAGATCAACCTATAGATCAAACACAGGATCAGGAATATACTATCAATAGCGGAGAATACATTTCAGATACTACCTACGATAACGACTTTATAATATTATGAGAAAATTAGGAATAGTAAACCTTAGTACATATACAACACCAAAAATAAAAGAAACAAGAAATAAAGAGTGGGTTTCTTATGGTGAGGACAATGGGTATTATCAGTATCTGATAGATAGATATAATGGAAGTCCTACAAATAATGCCATAATTAATGGCTTGTCAGAAATGATATTTGGTAAAGGACTAAATGCCACCGATGCTAGTAGAAAACCTGATGAGTATGCACAAATGGTTTCTTTATTTAAAAAAGACGTAGTAAGAAAGTTTTGCTATGATTTAAAACTAATGGGTCAATGTGCTATACAGATTATATATTCTAAAGACAGATCTAGAATTGCACAAATAGAACACTTGCCTATAGAAACAATAAGAACAGAGAAGGCAAATGAAGATAGTGGAGAGATAGAGGGATATTACTATCATTCTGATTGGATGAATATGAAACCACAGGATAAGCCTAAAAGGATTCCTGCTTTTGGTACTTCTAATGAGTCCATAGAAATTTTATGTGTTAAGCCTTACAGAGCAGGATTTTATTACTATTCGCCTGTAGATTATCAGGGAGGATTACAGTATTCAGAACTAGAAGAAGAGATTGCTAATTATCATTTGAATAATATTAAAAATGGATTAGCACCGAGTATGCTTATTAATTTCAATAATGGCATACCAAATGAAGAGGAAAGAGAATTAATAGAAAGAAGAATCTACGATAAATTTAGTGGTAGTTCTAGTGCAGGTAAATTCATACTATCTTTTAACGATAATGCAGAAAGTGGATCTAGTATAGAACCTGTACAATTAAGTGATGCACATAATCAGTATCAGTTCTTATCTGATGAATCGTCTAAAAAGATCTTAGTAAGCCACAGGATCGTTTCTCCTATGCTTTTTGGTATAAAGGATAATACAGGGTTAGGAAACAATGCAGAAGAACTTAAAACAGCTTCTATATTGAATAACAATGTAGTTATAAAACCTTTTCAAGAATTGCTAATTGATAGTTTTAATAAAATATTAGCTTTTAATGGAATTAGTTTAAACCTATATTTTGAAACATTACAGCCTTTAGAGTTTAATGAAGATGTAATAGATGACGATAGCATATCTGATGAACAAAAAACAGAGGAAACAGGAGTAAAAATGTCTAAGCACTACTTTGCTTCTGAAAAGCTATTTGATGAATTGACTAAATTAGGTGAAGAGGAAGATTTAGAAAATTGGGTATTAGTAGATGAAAGACCTGTAGATTATGATAATGAGGAAGCATTAGATAAGATGATAGGATTAGCTTCTACTGGAATTGCAAGACCGAATGCAAATAGTGAGCAAGATGCTACTGTAAATAATTTGAAATTTAAAGTACGTTATAAATATGCTCCTGAAATAACTAGCGGCAATAGTAGAGAGTTTTGCAAAAAGATGGTATCTCAATCTAAAATATATAGAAAAGAAGATATTATTGCAATGTCAGAAATACCTGTAAATAGAGGTTGGGGCCCTGAAGGAGCAGATACTTATAATGTATGGTTTTTCAAAGGTGGGGGTGATTGTAAACATTTTTGGATGAGAAAAACATATATGGCAGTTGACGTACAGCCTGATGTAAAAAATCCAAACGCAGAGATAAGTGTAAATAAAGCAAAAAAGGAAGGTTTTACACCTGAGGTAAATGATCCTAAAGTAGCTAAAAGACCAAAAGATATGAAAAATAGAGGATTCTTAAAACCTAGAGGATAATGGCTACAGCACTATTTATTTCAAGAAAAGACTTAGTAAAAAATACTATAATAGATGGCAATGTTGATACAGATAAGTTTATTCAATTTATTAAAATTGCACAAGAGATACATATAAAAAATTACATTGGATCAGATTTATATAATAAAATTAGTGCAGATATTATAGCAGGTACTTTGACAGGTAACTATTTGATTTTAGTTAATTCATATTTACAAGATATGTTAATTCATTATGCTATGGTGGATTATCTACCTTTTGCTGCATATCAGGTAAAAAATGGAGGTGTATTTAAACACATTAGTGAAAATTCAGAAAGTGTAAGTAAAAATGAGATAGATTATTTAGTAAATAAAGAAAGAGAATTTGCTGAATATTACACAAGAAGGATGATTGATTACGTTACATATAATATAAGCAGTTTTCCTGAATACAACACAAATAATAACGAGGATGTATATCCCGACAAAGACAGTTTATTCAACGGATGGGTACTTTAAAAAATTACAAACCAAAAGAAAAGAACATAGTTAAGTTAAAAAAGTATTTAGCTTTAATAGAAAAAGTAAAAAAGAATGGCAAATAACATAAATTGGGGAGCGATATATTGCGAAATGATTA